GAAGCAAGAAACAACCACAGCAACCACTTGATGGAAAACATCAACGTTAGGTAGGCCGCGACAAGCATAGTTGCGATCAGCCATAGAAACTCGGCGTCACTCCCACTTTTGATGATGCGTTCGAAGTTTTGCAAGATTGACAAGAGCCAGTGCATCGGAAAGCAGAGCAGCCAAAAAAACGTCTCGCTGACTTGATGTCTTGCAGTCCGCCACATTGCACGAAGACGGTTATTCATTTCTGTTAATCCTAACCAAGTAGCCTATCAAGTTTATCGACCGCCGATTTCTGCATCGCTGGCATCACGTGCGAATACAATTCGAGCGTGATCGTCACCGTCGAATGCCCTAACCTCTCCTGCACGATCTTTGGGTTGACGTCGGCCTTGAGCAACAGTGTTGCGTGAGTGTGTCGGGTGCAGTGGAACCCGATCATCGGGTTCTTGGTGGCCCTGATGATCCGAAGGAAGTGCGACCGCGCGTCTCCAAAACGACCGAGCATCTTTCCCTCAGTATCAACGAAGACAAACGGCTGATTGAGCCATCCCTCACGTAGCATCGCCGCGCGGTGTTCGTGAAGCCTGGCTGCCAGAGTTTCCGAGAAGTCAACCGTTCTTGATCCCGACTTCGTTTTCGGCTTCTTGAGAATCACTTGTCCGCCCTGCGTCGATTGCGTACGCCTGACGGTGATTCTCTTTTTCTTGAGGTCGATATCCGGCCATTGGAGTGCCAGTATCTCGCCTTGACGCAATCCGCATAGCAGGCCGATGGCAGTGATTGCCCCGAGCCTCTCGTTGTAGCATTCCTTAATCGCCTTGTTCGTTTGAACTTCGTCCCAGGTGACAATTTCGGGAGGTTCACCAGAAGGAGCATCGACCAAGTCTGTCACGTTTCGTTGGACCAATCCCCAACGCACTGCGTCCTTCAAAGCTTTACGTAGGATCGTCCTGTTGTACTGCGCGAGTCTGTCCGAGTTGTCTGCCTTCTTGATCGCGTCAATGACGTCTTGGACATGCATTGCATCGAGCTTCTGCAGCTTGATCTGTCCAACGATCGGAACGATCCACTTGTTGATATTCCGTTGATAAGAGTCGATCGTTGAGCCCGCAGCTTTTGCTAGGGACTTGATCCAACGCACAAGAAACCCCTCGACGGTGACAGCATCCGGACTGACGAGGGTTCCCTGGCGAAATGCCCCTCTGGCTTTCGACAGTTCGTCGAGACACTCATGCTTCGTGGGAGCGTTGACGAATATTCGTCGTCGAGAACCGTCTGCATTCTTTCCGGCAGACAGCTGACCCTGCCACGATCCATCCGGTCTCTTCTGTACATTTCCTTCACCCTTTCCGCGTCGTGCTTTCTTGCGTTCCGTCATTTAGATCGACCTCGCTTTCTTTGTTCTACTCTCGCCCTGTAGTTTTCTGGGTGTTCAAGATCCTCGTGAGTCTTGACGAAATTGATAACTTCTTCACCGAGAAACAATTGTTTGCGAGTTCCTGGAGTGTAAGGCTTCAGGCCGTGATCAATCCAAAGTGTTGTAGTCTTATCTCCAATCCCTAAGTTGCTCTCGATTTGATTACGAGTGTAGAGTGCCCCAGGAATTACTGCTGGTGCTTGTGGCCCAATTAAATGCAGTAGCGACTGCAGGAGTGTCTGCAGTGCTTGCAACTGGTCAGTTTGTGAATTCTGGTTAGAATACGATTGACGTACGGGGGCGGCGTCGATATCTTCTTTTGAAGACATAACAGAAGTTTCCTAATGCTTGGCGGCGTGTGGAACTTTTAGACCCTGGAAAACCCTCAGACTGTGCTACCAACACTATCTGGGGGTTTTTCTTGCGCGAATGACGATGCGCAAGATTAGAGGGTTGTGCCTGGGATTGGGGCTGTCGCTGAATGACCGGAAGAGGCGGCCCGCGAATGCAGCAATGCAAAATAGATTGAAACGGGACGATAGTCCCGATATAAGGCGTAAACACGTCGTAGTCCCGCTGATGGAAGTCGGCAAGGTGATGCACTGCTTGGGAGGTCCAAGTCCCAAGCAGGCGACGTGCATTATTGACGATTCGGTGAACTTGAGTCAATCCAACGAATCTGAAAAATGCGGTGATAGCCTCACCTTCTTCAAAGGCTTGAAACCGATGCGTTTCAACGACGACAATCACGCAATCCTCACGATCGCTCTCTGGTCGCTGATTGCTTTGTCCGCAGTCGTTCAGTCCCTGTGGTGGCTCATCTCGGTACTCTTCTGAGATCTTCACCGCAGCGAATTCTAGATCCGTCCCAGGCTGGACCAGTAGACACACGAAGAGCGCAACACCAATCAACGGACACATGCCAACCCCCTCAAGTTGAAGTGTTCGATTTGGAATCGTTAGCACGTACGGAGAATTCCGTCCGGCAGTTTGTTCAGATCAGCCGCAGGGAAGTTCCCTGGCGGCGCGTCGAGTCTCTGGAAGCGAGCGTAGAAGCCCCCAGACGGCGGAAAATCCAGGTTGAGCACCTGCAGAGAATGGGGCGCAAAACCCCGGAACTCGGAGGAGTTCCAACAGCCTTTGAGGCTGGCCAGTTCACGACACTGGGGACTGGCAGGAGAAATCAGAATTAGATGCCTTGACAGACAGAAGGCCGTGCAGTTTTTTTGCCTCAGCAACGTGCCACGGCTTCGTTTCTTCGCACCGCTTGGTGTATTCCTGAAGCGACACAGGCTTGATTTCTGCGGGCTGGAACTGAGAGAGAAGTGCAGCGGCGATCAGTGCGAACATCAGTAAACTCCTGTTGCTTGAATTCAAAGAGCCACAACGTGAATTTACCAGATCTAGATCACTCGCGCGAAGTTCACCTTACCTGCCAACACCGAACGCCCCGACGCGGCCCCGGCTGAACTCAAGACATTGGTACGCCTCTGAAGCACCGCCGTCGACACCCCAGATCAGGAAGTTGCTCGCGTTAATTCCTCTCAGGCTATGATTAGGAGAAGCAGTCTGCCGAAACATAGACGCATAGACGTTGTTCGTTGTCGTATCGAACGCCAAACCAGTCACGCCAAAACTGGGGTTTGTAATCGTGTGGAGTGTGGAGCCGTTCTTTCGAATCCGCGAAACTCCCCCGGTATAGTAGTTTCCGAAGTCGTCCCACTCTGCAACTGATAACTGTTCCGCTGAAATCACTGCTGAAATGACAGCGCCGTTACTTGAGTCAATAATGAACTCCGAACGATTTGACGTCGATGCTTTCGTCACAAGCAGTTGAGTTCCATCAGGACTTACAGCACAATCCGTGCAGCCTTGCGGGGTGTCTCCAGTGACCGTTACAGAAACGCTGTAACGTACGCTTCCGGACGAATCGAGAGAGAACAGTGTGTTAGACGGATCGAGCCGGATGCCATAAACGTTTCCAGACTGATCGCAGCACAAACCCCCGGCAAGTGGAGTTGTGCTAGGCCCTGAATAGGTCCAGTTCACGGCCCCGGTTAATGCGTTTCGCTGTGTGACCTGCCACGCGGTTGCAGGGCTTCCGATCACGTTGCTAGTGTAGACGTGCCCTTGTTTGCTGACAGCGATTGCAATTGGCTCGCGTGTCGCTACAGACTCGATTGCGTTCCAGATGGCGTTTCCGAATTTGTCAATACAATAAACGCTGTCGTACCACACGAAGTAGATATACCCCGTGAGTGGATTGACGGCGATATCACGAACGCCTCCGGGACCAACAGAGTTTTTCACCCAGAGGTTCCCAATAAAATCTCCGTTAAGGCTATACCGCTTGATTGATGTCGGAAGACCTCCAACAAAGTCGATTGTTCCAACCAGCAAGGAACCAGTCGGATCGTTACGCGACCAAGTCCACGGAGGCAGGCAGCACGGACAATCTTCCATTCCCATCACGCATGTCCTTTCTGAGCCAGTGAGGCGATAACGCCGACGCCCGTTCCGCCAGTTAGGCTTCCCCAAGTTGCGTAAGGAAGCTGGATATCGGTGTTGGCCAACGTGCCGATAAACTCAACATGCATCGTTGAGTTTGGGAACCCGCCGCCTGTTACCGTCAAGTCAGTTGTCGCGATCTCGGAATGACCAGCGGCAAGGGTGCTTTTGAACGTCGCGGCGCTATCGTTCCAGTTGAATGTGATTCCAGTCGAAACGCCGTTAACGACAACCTGAAACGCGATCGTTCCGCCGGTCGGCTTGCCGAGAATCGTGAGTTGCCAGATCGTGTTCTGCGGATCGCACCCACCCCCACCGCCCCCACCGATCGGATATTTGCGACGTGGTAGCGGTGAGCGGTTTGGGTCGCGGTTATTCCTCAGCAAACGAGACAGCTCTTGCTGCGTCTGACCACTAATTGTGTTGATTCTACCGGCCACGGCGCTTAGTCCTCGTAGATCGTCACTTGCACCTTGACGGCTGCAGTGTCGGCAATCGCCTTGATTGTGATTCCTGGCACGAGTCGAATCGGGTACCGCTCTCCCGCTTTAATTTTCGAGAAATAGGCAGGAGTCCCGCCGACGTCGAGGCCAACCTTGACGAAGTTTGCTGGATCAAGGTTTTCGATAACCAAAATCCCGAGCGTCGAGATTGACCCAGTTGTGATCGTTGTCGCAGACGTTGCGATCGTCGGCGTGTCGATAAAAACGATCTGTCCCGCCTGAGATATTTCCTTCGTTTTCGAAGCGAGCGGGACAGATAGATTCCCGTTTGTGTGGGTGATTCCCGTGGTGAGTTTGATCGTTCCGGACATGGTTTCCCTAAGCTAATGGAAGGTTGCTGAAATCTGACTCATCCCTGCTACGAAATGTGAGATAGACATGATTTGCTTCTATTTCCGGATGAAGCAATCGGAAACCATTTCCATCAAGTAGTACGGGCTGAGCTAACGGTTGCCCGTCTGCGTCTGTGAGCTTTGTCAATGTGTCAGTTAGGTAGTCTATCTGGTGCAAACCCTGATCGATCAACTCCAAGTCCCAAGGCGACGGAGCTTCAGTCTCTCCCGTCTTCAGAGGTCGACATTTTTTGATATGGATTTCGAACGTTGCCTCTCGATATCGCGTGTCGCCCGACTTCTGCCACTGGCCCAACTGGATATCCGCCAAGCACGCCCGTCCCTTGGGAACTAATCGCCCATCAACCGTGAAGTCTGCGGAATTCTTGGTGTCGATCATGTCCCACGCCCAGTCAGGAACTCCGGCCACCTTTTTGACTCCGCGCGCAATTAGGAAAGGTTGGTCTCTCTCAGGGGTCGGGTCGAACAGCTCTCCGGCTGAATTCGCGACCGCCTTTCCGTCAAGATCCTGAAGCATTGCAACCCGATCACGTCCCGTCGTCCATGTCCAGAGGGCTTCCCGAGCAAGCGGGTCGGGTTCCGTGTCCTCATCCTCTTCCTTCTTGCTGAGTGGTTCTGACGTCCACTTCAGCGTACAGACGAAGACTTCGGGAGCTTCCTCGTTCTGCTCGATCTCAATCGGCATCAAAATCAACCACGGATTTTGAGCATGTACGGTCTGATACGGCTGGGGAAACAAACCCGACGCGCGAAGGTCCTCCGTGCTGTGATTGATGTCGCTGGCAACGACAGTCCAGATCTCTTTCGCCTCGCCTTGAAATCCGTTCGCGAAAGTCCCTGAACCACCCCCCGGCTGTTTATCCGCAACGATGAAACTCATAGCGTGACCTCTTCAACCGTGAACCCGGTTTTCTTGGCGATATCGTTCAGTACCGCGATGGCTTTTTCGAGCTTGTTTTCAACGCCCGCGTTTGGATTTCTCTGGCTGTTGATAGACCGGATAATCGACGATGCAGCGTCTGCACTTCCACGTGTGGCCAGTCCTGGAGCTGCGACGGAAGATGCGAGTTGACTACCCTTTCCGGTTGCCTCCTGCCCCTTCGCAAGCTGCTCCTCGGCTGGCTTCACCCCCTCGGCAGCTTTGGCAACGAGTCCGGCCAGTTCTGCCTGAAGCTTCGCAAGTTCTGGGGACGACTTCCCGACAGCGTTTAACCGTGCCTGTCGGTCCTCCGCTCGTTTCCTCGAACCTGCATCGTCACCGGCGTTAACGAGTCGCTTGTTCCGTTCTTCCGCTCTTGCAGTGGCCCCTTGGTTGATCGCGTCGGATTGAGCTTTAGTCTCCTCTTTGACTGATTCCAGATCACCGAAGATTAGGCCTGTTGGATCGATCGAAGCTAGAGTCTCAGCGATGTACCCGCTCGCGTCCTGCATCGCGTTTCGGATGTACAAAATGAACTTGTCAAATGCTCCTTCCAGGTACACTATTGCCACATCCCAAATCAGCTTTAGATTAGTGCCGACACCGTCAAACGCTCCTTCGATATATATCAACGTTGCTGCCCAGGCCCCTTTAAGCCCGTCCATTCCTTGAACCCAGCCGACTTTCAGGCCCGCCCACAGAACATCCATCGCCAACTGAATATTTCCGGAGGAGATCGCGTCGGAAATTCCTTTGAACGTGGTTTTCCCAGTTCCAAGCAGCTCACCGAAGAGTTGCTTGGCTGAACTGAACGCAGTCGATGCAAGGCTGACAATATTGGTCCACGTTGCCCCAGCATTCGCCTGCAGGTCTGCGAAGTAACCGGAAACGACTCCCGGCATCGTCGCACCTGATCCCGAGATCCCCGAAAACGCTTTCGTTGCAGTCTCAACGAGTCCGGTCAGCGAGTCGGCGATTGCGGCACCCATCTGCTGACCTGCATCAGTCCACAGGAAGAACGCGGCAGCAAGACCGGCCCCGGCTGCAATCAGACCGACAATTCCAGTTGCGGCAACGGCTGATGCTGCAGCGGATGCGAGTTGAGCAGCTGTATACAGCCTATACGCAAGATAAAGACTCTTGATCGTTGAGGCTAAAGTGACGTAGCCCATCCTCGCGGCTATTGTCGCTACGGTGGCAACGCCGATTGCAATTGTTACCGCTTTCGTAATCGCGAACAGCACTCCGAAGACTGTAGACAGACCACGAACCGCAAGGCTACACGCTGCAGAAGCGAGAGAAAACGAGACTGTTGAGACTGCCAGGATTCGATAAGTCGCCGCAGTGATCGCACCAATTCCGGCCAGCACTTTAAGCACGGCACTAGCGACCGCAACAGTCGCGTTAACAACCGCCAATGCCCCACCAAACGCCAATGTCGCTGCACTGGCCCCGATCATCGCCACACGAATCAGCGGCCCTGCCACGTAAAACGCAGCCCCAAGAGCACCAATCGCAACCCCTGCTGCTGTGAGTCCTGCAATCACGATCGCTGCTTGCGGTGCGAGTGCTCGATTCTGCTCAATAAATTTCGAGACCGCCGCAGTTCCCTTTTTCAGATAGTCAATCACATCATTCAGCACGGGAGCCAAAGCACCCCCTACCTTCACGACGATTCCCGTCACTGAATCCTTCAAGGACGAAAAATTCTCGGACAGTTTCACAGCAGCCTGAACGGATTCGCCGCCCATGATCTTATTGAGCCGGTCGGCTTCTTTCTGCAGCCTCTTGAACTCTTCAGACCCTGAATCGAGCCCCGCCATTTTCGTTTGGAGATCGGCAAGCTTTGTTCCAGTTAACGCGAAGCTTGCCCCAGTCCCGGCCAGTGTCGTCCCGAGCGTGACTCCAAACCCGGTCAGCTTAGAGCCCATTGCCGTGACTGTTTTGCCGAAAGCCTTCAGTCGTTGTTCAGCACGGTCAAGCACGGCGCGATAGCCGGCGTCTTCAGCACCAACCCGCACTGTCGCGCCGCCTGCAATCACGTCTGAACTGCCCATGGATCTGTCGCTTTCGTTTCCTGAACTTCTACACCGAACGAACCGAACTTGCTGAAGAAGAAGCTGGCGGACTTCTTCTCAGCCTTCCGCTTCTTGATCAGCAGCGGGTGAAAATCCTTGATCTCGTACGGCCTTGGTCGTTTCTTCTGGTCTCGGTTTGCGTTCGCCAGGATCGCGGCCAATAACGCCGTCTGGTTCCATTCGTCGGACTGCTTTGCCTCAGCCATCCAGATCAGTTTGCGGAGTGTTAATCGCTGCCCGTGTGGTGCGATCCCTGCAATTCCGCAGAGCTTGTAGCAGAGGCCAACAACGTCGGGTTGAGTTCCGCCAGTTTCCTCTCCGTCTGATCGTGGATCGCGTCCACTGTCTGCCACAGCTTCGCCACTGTTTCCCGACAGATTTTCCTCTGCCGGGAGTTCGGGAAAAAATCGATGACGTCGTCAAGCAACGCTTTAAATGCAGCCTCAAGAGCATCACCACGAAGCCCGCGAAGGAATTCCGACCTGTCAGCGGCTGGTGAGGTCTGCAGTTCCCACAGGACAGCGGCCAACTGTGACTGATCCTCTGACAGTTGGTTAATCAGCCGCATTTCGTCCGCGAACAGTTTGGTCAGGTCGATCCCGATGGAAGACTTGACCTTCTCGATTGATTCGAGGTGGACGTCGATTTCCCATTGCTTGCCGGTGGCGTCGTTGAAGCGTTTCATGTCTGGTTCTATTGAGGTGTCAAAAGGACCTCGAGACCCGACGTCCCGAGGTGTTAGAGATCGCCTGTGAACTACGAAGCGACAGTCACCCGGCTCGGGTTGTTACCGCCGTTGTTGAAGTGCGGCTTGGCTTCAAAGGAGTGAGTGCAGACACCTTCGATCGGTTGAGACTGATCGTTCTTCGTGATGATGCAAATCATCCGCTGGTACTTGCAGCCAACGGTTGCGATCGCTTGATCTGCAATCGCGAACTCGGTCGGTGTTCCCGCTTCGTAATTCGCAATCAATGCCGTCAATGCCGCGTCGGTCGTTTCCTGCTTCTGGACCATGCCCCAAGTGAGGACAATCGAGCGTCCCCCGATCAGATCAAGAATCAGCGGCCAGTTTCCGCGAATCGGTACCGGCACACTCGCCCGTGCATCCGCAACATCCAGATCCTGTACGTTATCGATCAGCGTCCAGGTCGGGCTGCCATAAGTGCCCGTGTTGTAGTAGAACTTCGCCTCGCCACCAACGAATGCTTCACCGGCCATCTTGCACCTACCTTTTCTTAAACAGACCTCGCCAGAGGCCAGGAAATTTGGATTGATTAGCCCGCAACGCTGGGACCATAAACGGCCTTGCGGACACCTTCACTTTTCGCCAGCGTGTTGGCCTCGAGCCGATTAGACGCCGTTCCGAGGATCCTCTGATCTGCACCCACGAACCGCTTCGATCCTGATATTCGTGGACCTCGATTTCGCCCCCGCGTTCCAGCACTTCCGACACGGGCGGCCCCAATGTTCTGACGTGCTTGTTCGCGCTCTCGAGCTTGACCGGACCGATGACCACACTGTTTTTCTCCAGCCCGAAAAAGATGCTCTCCTTGAGTCGCTTCGTTTTTCCCTTCGGTGGCTGACCCGGTTCAGACGTCTTCTTGCTTTGCCGGATTGAAGATCGTGCCGAACGACGAACGAATGCCCCCGCTTTCGAAAGGAACTGGAGTCGAGCCCGGCTCATCGTCTTGTTGAGCCCAGGTCGATCGAAAAATATCTTTTTGATCTCGACTAAGCTTTTGCTCATCGGGTGATTCCGAAGGTCAACGAACCAACTGCGGTAAACAAATTCGTTCCCAAGTCTGGAACGCTGTACGGCATGTCAACGACAGTCCGCAACCACACTTTTTGCACACTTGAGACTCGCCTTTCCCGAGGTGGAGACCAGAAGTAGAACAGCGATTCGCACAATTCACGAAGTGGCAGAATCGTGTCCTTTTTCGAGTCCTTCATGCAGCATCGAACGACCATCTCGATCGTCAATTCTGTTCCGAGTAGTGCGCGGTTCAACGATGACGTTTCCTCTGACTTGATCAACAACAGAACGTCTGCCGGATCTCCCGTGTTGTGCTCGTCTTTGTCGAAAACGGTTTCATAGTCCCACCGTGCAACAAAGTCTGCAGACAATTCGGCAGCGTTAAGTTGAGCCACCATCGCATCAGCTAAGGCTTCCAATGGAGGCATTACGTTACCTTTTTCTGGCAGAATATTTTCAGGGTTGATTGACCACCGTCGACGTGCTCAAAACAACGTTGCGTGACGGGGTTTTCTACGACCAGCCACACCTCGCCCGCGTGTGTAATTCGGTGTCCCTTGCGAGGTGTAAACACCGATCCGTTTTCGTTAATCAGCAGCGATGCTTTGACGTCCCAGATTCGCCCGTTTGCGATTGTCGTCGCGTCGTACTGCTGATCTGCAGTCTGAACAATCCGCCGTGGAACGGATCCATCAATCGTGATATCAAGCGCTCCATCGTTGTATGTGGCGGCCTCGCCTGCAGCTGACCGGATTTGTTCTAATCCCGCTGCAATTTGCTCACTAAACCAACTCACGATATCCCCAGTGCATCAGTAACGGTGATTCGGGCTCGTGTCACCCAGAACGATGACCCGTCCGATTGATAGGCCCGGACCTCGATCTGGTATCGCTTTTTTACACCCACTCCGCCTCCGGCCAGCGAGGATGCCGGGACCACGTGAGCGCAGTTGTAACCGCCAAGTGATCCCGTCCAGCCTGCATCGGTCTGATAGGTGTCGAACCAGATGGAATTGATTGTCAGGGTCGCTTCAGATCCGATCTCCGTTGCTTCATCCAGTCCATCCGTGATGTCCCAGATTCGACGCTTGACCGAAGACAGGGAAGCTTTCAATACCTTTTCGCCAGTCGCATCGACGATGCGTTCCAGGATCTTCGGTGAAGTCCCTTCCACGATTTCTCCCAGTTCCCTCCAAGTCTCATTCGCTGTATTCACCGGGAACCATCTCCGTTCTCTGAGACTGTGGAAAACTGATCTGTGTCGCTTCAGACCCGGTAACACTCAGCACCGTTCGCACCGATCGAGCGAAACTTAACTGAGTCGCTCGTGAGTGACCGCCGATCACGTAAACAGGTTCGCCAACACTGGGGGCATATCCCGTAACCGTCAGATGTATTGTTCCGGGAACTACCGTCCTTGGAGTCTTGATTGTGGGAGCATGACCAGTGATCGTTAGCGCGCGAGTTACCGGAACGACAGTCCGAGGAGTTTTTATCGTCGGTGCATGACCCGTGATTGTTAGGGACCGAGTCCCGGGAATCACTGTTCGCGGAGTCTTTACTGTTGGAGCAAACCGGGTGATTGTGATTGCACGAGTGCCCGGAGTGACTGTGACGGGACTTCCGCCGCCTGCTACAACTCCAGCCCGTGGACGTCTCCAGTTCAGTGTCCTTCGGTAGCCTTCACGACTGTCCTGGTATAGCTCCCACACGTCAGCGGCAGTAATCGCCCGTGACCATAGAGCCGCATCACCAATCTGACCGAAAAGATAATACCCACCAAATCCACCGAATCGACCAATTGTCGCCGGGTAACTTCCGCCGCTTGGATCTACTGCAGATGTTCCAGACTTGTCTAACACTCCGTCAATGTACAGCGCCAGATTCCAAGATCCACTTGAGCCAGCACGGGTGCAAACGTAGTGATGCCAGCCAGAATCGGCGATCGATGCCGTCGACGTAATCACTGGACCTGTTGCATTGTTCCACAGCTCGAATTTATTGTCGTTAAAACCGAACGTAATAGCGTAGTTGGCCTGCCCACCGTTTTGACTAGTTGCGATAAACGCTTGATTCTGTGTGTATGAATTTGCTTTGTACCAGCAGGAGAACGACATCGCCCCAGTTAGGTTCAGTGCTGCAACAGTCCCAAGGTCGACATAGTCGTCGGTCCCATCGCACACTATCGAACTGAACCCGCCGTCACGCCGAAACGATGGCCACGTCGGCCCATTCGTGAGCGTACCGTGATTAAACCCAGCGATATCGTAAAGTTGCTTCCCTCCCGCTAGGTGAGGCAGCGCGAGCCACCGCGACACAAGCCCATCGGCGAGTCTGTGCTGCCTGTTCAGCGGATTGGATTCAACGAGTCGCTTCACGATTAGACCTGAGAATCAGTTGCGGCCTTGATATTCAAGGCGTTTCCAGACGACGCAAGAGCCTGCCCTGTGCCGTTGTTTTTAATCAGAATCTTGTTGACTCCGCGCGGCGCTTTGCATTCCACTGTTATTCGCTGAGCTGTGCTGACTGGTCGGATTGGAATCACCCTATCTGGACCTCGTGCCGGTTCAACTGATCCTGATCCGTCTTCGAAGTTCGTTCCGTTGATTGCCCTCAGAAACCAGACTGAGAACCCTGTGTATGCGGTCGGTGTACCACCCATTGACGCAATAACAAGTTCGAGTTCGAGTTCCTGATAGCCGTCGAGATCGCTTCCGCCAATCGCGAAGTTGAAGACGCCTGACGTTCCCCCGACACTCGAAATAGCCAGTGAGTTATTGGCCAGCGAGTTCAGTTCCGTCGAAAGCAACGTAACCGTATTGGTCTGAAGCAGTGTTTTTGTAATCGTGCTCAATTTACACCAGCTTTCCATTCGGCCTGTCGGTGAGCAGTACCGCAGAGACTTCGTCAATGGTAATTTTCCGACCGATCAACTCTTCAGACCGCGAACCGATTCGCTTTGTGTAGTGGTCTCGCTTGTCGTCAGGCAACACCCCGTCCGCTTCCGCTTGTGCGAGTTGGCCCTGTAAGACTGGATCGCTCAGCAGGAACTCACCCGTGAAGCCAGACGCCAGCGTGACTGCCAGTTGCCAACTTGCAATCTTGGCTTGATCACCAGATCCAATTGCGTTCTGTAGTGAAACAATCGCCATGGCGCGAAGATAGTCTGAGGGAATCGACTCCTTTTGAATTAGAATCGAGTCATCAGGCAGATTCAGCTGTGCAGCAATTCCCGAATCATTCCCGACACTGGCCATCTGCGTGAGCGTTTGGATTGCGTGGATTGCTTCGTAAACTGCTGTTTTTTGTTCTGGTGTCACGATAGCTCAGCCCCTTACGCCGACGTTACAGTGAGAATTCCCGAAGCGTTGATCTGGACTGTCAACGGGTTGCCGTCCGTCGCTGTCACGTCCGCTGGCGTAGAGTCAAGCAGGCAGTAACAGAGCACGCTCCCACCGACTTCGTAGATCACAGCATAGCGAGCCGTGATCGAGCCACCCGAGGCAGTCCACGTTTGATCGTCGCAGTCGACCGTGACAGTTGTTGTCCCCGACAGAGTCACCGTAACAGTCTTGCCGCCTGTGGTGTAGCCGTTCGCGTTCGCGACTTCGTTTGTCAGCCCTGCGTAGGTCGTGCTCGATGCTCCGATATTCGACGTGGACAAAAACAAGGCCATTTTGAACGTGTCGGAATCGAGGTCAAACGTCCCGTTAAACAGTGCAGTCAGTCCCGAGTTCGTAAACGTCCAGCTGCCTGCTGCCATGTTGCACCTATCACAAAACGGTTGAAGAATTGCAGGCCTGGGACTCGAACCCAGCTTTCCAGGCTTATGAGGCCCGGCCGGCACCATTCCGCCTGCCGTGTAGGATCCGCCCGAGCGTTGCCACTGGGCGGAAAGGGAATCGGGTTTCGTTCAGTCGATTTGTCGGGGAGTCCCGGCCAACCGATAGAACACACCCAGGGCGGGTACCAATTCCTCATCAGTGGGGATTCGGATCGGCTGCCCCAGAGCCGAGCGCCGGATTGACTCGGCTTGGACTTGGCTACGAACCTCGTTGATCACCTGCAGTTCGCTGGCGTCCCTGGGGACTGTTACGGGAATTGTGATTCCGTCTTCCAACTGCAGGTCAGCGGTTGCTGTCAGCCGGGGGTTGATGATTGTTACCTGAGCCACTTCTCTTCCTTCCACAAAAAAACGTATCGTGATCCGTGTGAGGCCTATTGCTTGGGGGTAGTCCACTCGACCGGCCCCGGCGGTTGAGTTGGATCTAACTTTGGGGGTGTGTAGTGAGGCACCCCCTCTGGTCTTGCTGGAGTTGCTTCGCCCCCGGCTATGATGTTTTGAATCAGTTGTGCTGCAGCGGCTCCCGCTGCTCGAGTTCCCGCAGCGGCTGTCGTTCCCGACATCCAGCGCGATAACACCGCCGTGACACCGAAGTGACTTAACAGCGCCGGAATCAGGAAACTCAGCAGCGAGTAAAACAACGTGCTCATAATGGCCCTGCTACACTTCTGAACGATTGAACGATTACTGTGTGATCAGTTCCTGTTTCCGGCGACGTCGGAAGAACCAGCCAGAGAGACCACCTGTCGCCGCGCCCGCCGTTGCCAGTTCCGCTAGTGACTCGTCAACCAGCGGCTCTGGAAGATCAAGCGACTCGATGACTTTCGCGTAGGACTCTGAGTCCGTTCTTTCGAACACGAATTCCAGTGAGATTCCTTGCGTTCCAATCGTGCCGATTTCGTCGACCTTCGCCTCAACGTAATCCGCGAGTTTCGCCTTGAGCCCGTCGAACGACTTTTTCACCAGTACAACCAATGTCAGCTTTGCGTTAGAGACTCCGGAAGACTCAACGGCGGCTTGGAATCGGGCTGGATTTAACCGTTCGAAAAGGACATTGACGGCGACCGTATCACCGAACTTGTCTCGAACCAGTCCGGGTACTTTCTTCGCCAGCGACGATTCAATTCGAGAAAGAGCAAACCCCTTGACCAACGACCACGAACCAAGGTCTTGCTTTTCGACCAACACGACGAAACGCAGGTTCGCGACGTCAATCGGTTTCTCTTCTGGCTGTGCTTCCGGAGTTTCCTCTTTGCTGGGCTCAGGATTTGGCGGAGGACTCGGCGCTGTTGGAGCAGGGACCGGAAGTTGTACGGGTACCGAGGCCAACACAGGAACCGTTGACGGTTCGGACAAAAAGCGGGTCAGATTCTTCGCCAAGTCTTCCGGTCCCCGATATCCGTCCAAAAACTGGCCGTTGATTTCGAACGTTGGGATAACGGAGATTTTTTTCGCTGCGGCCAGTTGTGGTTCTTGCTCCACGTCCTTGAATCTGACGTCGAACACCAGTTTCAATGGAATTCCCTGGCATCGAATTCTGTCCTTATCCAAGTCATCCTTAAATCGGATACATGGATCGCAGAGCTTTCCAGTCCACACAGTCAGGACCTGAAGAGGTCCGGTCGGTTGCTGCATGGACATCGGTGTGTAGCCTGATTCCAGCAGGCAAGCCGTGATATGCTCCCATCGTGAGAAAATGGTTGCCTGCATGGGCAATGGTGCTCCTCGTGAACACACACCGATCAGTTCATACCGTCCATTCAATAACGGTCCACCGCTGGCACCTGGGGCGCAGGCGTGACCGGTTTCAATCGCGTCTAAGCACTCGAACACTTTTCCATTGAGTGCTTGCTTCTCCCCAATCCGGGTGATGTCTGCTTCGTACCACGTCCAATTTTCGTTCGGCCACCCTGCGGCAAAGCAGGCTTCACCGACAGCCGGAGAACGGGACGCTAAACGGACAAACGGGTGGCCCGAACTGCCGTCGATTTTCAGAATGGCAACGTCCGTTTTTTCGTCGCGGTCTCGAACGGCCAGAACTCTTGCCGTGTAGTCTGGCCCGTTGTCAAAGTGAACCCGCATCGTCTGCGGAGGACGTGACACGTGTTGATGCGGCGGTTGCTGAAATGGATTCAATCGCCTCCGTCGCTGTGCGTTGGGACCTGGCATTGACTCACTGAAAGGCCAGCCAGGTAACACGTGAGCCGCAGTCACAACCCAGCCATCAGAGGAGATGCAGATACCCGATCCACTAAATTGCGGCGCGCCAATCTGGACTACAGCGCGCCGCACTTCATCGGGGGTGTTTCCGACAGCAGCACTGACACTGACACCGGCAAGGAAGATCAGGATTTCCAGAAGCGTGACTTGATAACGCATTGAATTTACTCTCTTTGAGACCTGACACCACGGGCTGACACAGCCAGTGAATCAACAGTCCTATAAACACGATCGTTACTGAGGCAGCTGCAAAGCTGCAGCCGTGCGGATCGGAGCGGTTTGCCATTCGGCCCATGCTTTTCGCACCTCGGCTCGGAACTGAATTTCCAGGTCCATCCAACAGTGTTCCGCGTCGAGCCATTCCACGGGGTGCAATTTCGTTGCGATTGGATCCTCTGCCTTAACCACGTGGCCCCGAGGCCAGGATTTCTTTTGCCGGAAGTGTGAGACTTCCAGCACATTGGGAGGAACCCAGAGGGGGAAGTGTTCTGGGAATCCCACCTCCCACTGTCCCAACCATCTGCGGCTACGATGGACCCCATCACAGCTAATCAGGTGCTTCACTGTGATGGACCTTCGCCCCAGTTGCCTTGCCAGTTGCAAGGCTGTTGCCGATCCCCAACTGAACGAAACGAGGATCACTTCCGGATCACAGTCTTCGGGTGAAAACTGTTTGATTCTCTGAGCGAGCAGCGAAACAGATTCGTACCAGTGGTAGATCTCCACCCGTGTATAAGGACCTGATAGAGCGTGATCGGCTTCACGCCAAAGCTTCTCTATCCCGTTAAACGTCGCCAGCCGTTGCGAAATTCCCTGATAAAAAATCACCCAGCGTGTGATTGGCCGGACTTCCATTTCTCCTCACTGCGTTCTACTTCGTCGCACTGAGCCAGCCAGGGACAAAGGTTGAAGCCAGTCCAATCACAGCGGCCCAAAGCCAACCCCTTGAAACCCTGTCCGAGCTTTGTCTTTGTTCAATCTTTGAGACTCGCACGAACAAGGTTTCGTCTCCATTGACCCCGTCGATGATCAGCTCGAGCTTCCTATCGATCTTGTCAAGTCGGGCTCTGATCGCTTCGTCGTCCATCATGCACTTTCGTAAGGGGAAGTGATTCGTGAGACCTCCAGTCACTGGACGACTAGAACACGATTTCGAGTGTCGCGGTTGCGGCGGTCGCATCCCCGGTTGTGCTCCCGACCGCCTTGAAGCCAACGTAACGCTTACTGTCGACTCGCGGTCGATACGTTGCCGTTGCTGCAGCAGCTCCCGCACTTCCGGCCCCGGTCTGGGTCAGGATGGCAGCGAGAACAGTCGGGTTTGATCCGTCCGCGCTATCCGATTCGAGAATCGAATAGATCATGGTCTTACCGTCGCTCAACTGAGTTGTGTTGAGCGCGGGAGCACTCAATAACAACTCACAGTTAGCGAGAAAGTCACCACGGGATCCGTGCTCAAGATCGAGAAACGTAGCCAGAGTGGCAGTCGCGGCGCCATTGGGAAGGGTCTTGGACCCCTTGAGAACGTTATCCTTGAGGGCGAACCCCATGATTTCAACTCCTATCAGAGGAAGCTACTTAGTAAGAACGAATTCACTTCAATCGGAATGACACGAACTGAGTGCGAACTACAGCGTCAAGGCCTCGGTGTCGAGGATCGAGTCAGTGACCTGCAGAGGGATCCCCTCCCAGTCAGTCGGAAGTGGAGCGGGTGCACCGGTCGCGTTGGTCGCAGTGCGGCTTCGTTGCAACTGGCCCAACGAGCGACGGGATAACATGAAGGCGTCGGGCTTGTGTCCAACCGGGAATTTTTCGTACAGCTGACTCAAGAGGGAATCAGTCAACCCCTTTCCGCTATCAGCGGTGAGTTTCTTGATTCGACCGATTGAGTATTTGCTATTAATCGCAAATCCAATCCGCGCGAGAAGCGTCTGGACATATCCGTCAAGTGGATTGCTATCACTGTCGAAAATCGTTTCGATTCGCACATCACCCAGATTCAGATCACCGTTCATGCCGACAATTAATTGTGCGTTCTGAGGGCCAAACTTAACCGCCCAGACACTTGACCCGGTGTCAGCGGTCGATCCGCCTGCATCAACCACTAAGCTAGAATCGACAGTCGCCACCATCCCCGGGAAGCCCTTCGCATCTCCACCAGTTCCGGTTCCGTAGTAGATCTGTTTCCCAACTGTAATGAACGCGGCGGTTACGATCCCCAGGCCTTCCATCGCGATGAAGGCTTCGGCGCCGTCTTCGTGCCCGTCCGCAACGGCCTTATCGCATTCCCAACGCGGGTTCATAATGAAACACTCCACCAGCCGATTTTCGTAGGTGGATTTCGTCGCCGCTGTTCCTTCGTTGGCATTACGGAAGGCGACGGTCGGCAGGGACGTTCGAACCAGAGTTTTGAAGTTGAGACCCTTGATCGTTCGAGCTTCAAAGAGAGAGATTTCAGGAACTGCGGGAACAACTTCTTCGATCAACCCAACAACAGGATCGCTCCCGTTCGCTTTCGCGATGTCCAGCAATGTCGGACGTGCCATGATACTTGGTCCTTAGAAGATTATAACGGGCGACCGATCCGAGTCGCGTTGAACTACACTTAACGACTACTGCCTCACAACTTAGTAGAGAAAACTACTTCGTTGGAATCTTGATCCCTTGCGCAAACTTTGCAACATTTCCCGACAGACCACCGAGCTTGCGCGGCGGTTCGCTCTCACCGGTACTGAAACTGACTGGATTCGCTCCGCCGCCAGCCTTTGCGGACTGTTTGAACTTCGAGTTCTCTTCCCGCAAGGCTTTATTCTCGGACTGAAGAATCTTGGTGTATTCGGCAGAGGCTTGAGAGAACGAATAGCCCTTGGCAAACAGCTTCGGCCCATACTCTTCACCAAACGCGCCGATGAACTTTTTTCCCAGTTCCTTGCGGCTCATCTTGGTCTCTTCTTCGCAAGACATCTTCGCTTCTTCTTCGGGGTCTTCCTCTTCAGGAACGGTTTCGACTTCAACAACCGTTTCTTCCGCTTGTTCCCCTTCCTTCTTCATTTCTTCCTCAGGCTTGGTATCGCCCTCGGCAAACTTCCCAGTTGCCTTGCTGGTCACCTTCTTTTCCGACTTAGTTTGCGTGGTCACTTCTTCCCCCTTTTTGAATCGAGTTACCGAGACTGTTTTTCCGCTCAACTCCTTCGAGAACTCAACGGAAGTCCCCGAGTCGACGCCATACATGCACACAGCGAGGCCCTTCAGTTCCCACTGGCGGAAGACAGCAATTGGTCCCGAGAACGTTTTGCCGTTGACTTCTGTTGTGAATCCTGAAGGAACATCCTCAACGACACAGGACCACGGATCGAAGAAGATCGACGCCTGATAGGGAACGCCTTTCGAGGCTTTGTGAATTACCTCGTTTGGCTTGTCCCCTTCCTTGAATGGTGTCAGCAATCCGGATAGCCGCAGCCCATCCGTAGAGACTTCCCTGTTGTTGATCAGTCCCAACGCTTCAGCGTCCGAGTGCCCATAATCCACGGGAATCACGGGCGCCATCGTCAGGCCGGAAAAGTCGTGAACGCAAGAGCCCCAAAACCAGTGTTCGACAGCTTTCGCTGTGCGGGCGAGAGTGCTAAAGGGAACAGTTCCGTCTTCATTCTTCTGACCTGGGGCAAACTCTGCCGCAAAACGGAAGGCTTCAACTGGGGCATCCTGCTTAGGCAGCTTGGTTGTTGAATGGGTCATTTGCGACCAACTCCTTATAGGTGACAGGATTGCTGACGGGAACACCTGGGAGGCCGATCGATTCACGATATTTCTTGACACGTAACTCGTAGTCGGCCTGTTCTTTTGCCACCTCGAAAGCGTCCAGCCCTTGCTCTTTGCAGACTCGCACGGTCGACGTGAAGCCACGATCCACAGCAGCACTATTGGCGGCGACTTCCTTCATGGGATCGATCCACGGCAACGCAGACGCTACCCATTCCCAACACAAATCATCAACCGTGACACCCTGTAACAGCGGGTCGCCTTCTTCAATCGCCTTCTTCAATCGCCACGCGGTGAGGTTGTTGAGAACGTCGCGGTTTTCACGGCGACGTTGTTCCGCTGACTGCTCGTACTGCAGCAATGCTTGACGTGACCCGCTGTAGTTGGAGAAGTTTTCGGCATAGAACGAGTACGGCAGATCAATGGCTTTGAGAACCAAACTGATCATCGTCTGGGCGAAGTTCTGAAATTCCGTCGATGGATTATGAGACTCGATAAACTCTGCTCGGTCTCTCTCGGCCAACTCCAGTTTGAACGGTGCTTTTCCTAGGTCGACGGAATATTTCGGACTTGCGGTCCCCTCTTCGTCGTCTTCACTGGGAACAGTATTGACTTCCGTATCACCAACAGGAGTCTGCGCATCGCTATAGATCACAAAGCCCAATAACTGAGAAAGCTTCATTTTAGCCAAAGCGTAGTCAAAGCTTTCGTATAGATCTGTCAGACTGTTGTAGGCCCCGGCCAGTGGACTGATTCCACGGACTTGATCAAAGCGAGTGAAGTAGGCGTGATGGATCACTTCCGAGGCGGGTAGCATTTGCTCATAGATAAACGTCCCTCCGCCCTGACCGTACGGAGCGACCGAGCCACGGCGAGACACGGCGTACTGTAGCGAACGCCCATATTTGTTAATCACTACTCCATGGATCATGCGTTCCAGGTTCCGGAAATCAAAATCCACTCCGAGCGGATTACGAACCCGGTCCCCTTCAATTGCTTGAACGTATCCCGAGGAAAGTTTAGCGATGAAAATATCACCGTCGACTAACCTCGCTTCTTCCGAAAGCCTCACGAAGCGTTCGAGTGAATGGCGCCCGGCGATATCGAAGTTCTCTTTTTGAGACCAGTTCTTCACAAACGCTTCAATCTTCGCGTTTGCTTCTGCGTTGTTCCCTTTCGCTTGGAATGTGAAAGTCGACACATAGTCTAAGTGCTTCCGGATCGCCCACCCCAACAGAGGGAAGTTACGGCGAAGATCACGGCCAGCCGACAGGAGTTTTGCGCGCTGAGTAGGCTGCAGCTCTGCATCTTCACTGCGCTGGATACCGTCGCGAGGCTTACGCTTGTTGGTATTCGCAACGGCATCATAAGCCCACTTTGCCGCGCTCGCAGCTGCAGTAACTGGAGAAACGGCTAATTGTGCAGAGAAGCCTAAGACGTCACCGAGTGAGTTCCAGGCCTTTCGCGGTTGAATCCAAGCCAACACTACACACCTCCCATCTTAATTACAGACAGGCGGGGTTTCGTGCCGTTCTCCGTCGCGACCTGCGTTTTCCAGTATTTCCACTTTGTTTCGAGGTCGACAACGGACATTGACTGACCGTCGACGGAGATCGATTGCAATCCGGTCGACTGCAGTAGCAGCGTCTCGTATTTTGCAACCATCTGCTCAGCGAAGGTTGGATCAGCCATAAGAAAAGCCCGTAGTGGGAGTAGTGCCCCACTACGGGCTGTATAGTGAGCGGGGGGATCAGTCCCGCGTTGTGCTTGTATCTTCGCACGGTTGCAGCAGGTTGCAATGGGTTGCGGCAATTTGCGGAGAAATTATCCAAAAAGATAATCCGTTTGGCATTATTTTTTTTGAACGACCTATTCCGGCTCGTTTTCTTCGCCTGGGTTGGCGTCAGGAACTCGGTTTTCGTGGAACGTGTCGATCCGTCTTCGGTTGCAATTCAGACACTCAGTACGACGCTTGACCGTGTGAGTGTATTCGCGGCCTGTTGAAGTCACTCCGCCATGTTCAATGCACGAAACAAAGTGGTATCGGCTGCGGTCAGTTTTTCCGCACTCCGGACAACGCGACACGTCGACAATCTGGGTTACTTCCACGTTCGTGCTCCCTTGGGGGCGGCCCCGGTCTTTCTGTTTGCTACTCATCTGTTTCCTTAGAAGTATTCTGCTTGAATTGTTTTACGTGGTTTTTTAGGGGCAGCGTTTCGCTTTACAATCTCGCTGACTCCCTCAAAGCTTGCGGCCAGGACATTTCCGTCCAGCGTGTCCCAGAAGTGGTTCTCTGCTCTCAGCTCGTTCTTCCAAATCGTTTTAGTAACTCCCTTTGCCGTGACGTCGACGGGGCTCTCAGCCGTCCAGTGATCCAACAACATACGGTGAGTGTGGAAGTCTCCCTTGAAGATTGTGAGTGTCGCGGCATCTGCTTTCCCGTTCTCGATCAGTTTGGCTGCAAGGTTCTTGGCTTCGTTGCTATCGAACGTCACCAGTCTTACTTTTGGTTGAGACTGTAGCGGTCTATCAATCCAGAACGGCCCCAAGCGTTCATTGTCGCGGCGCTGGTACTCGGTGTATGGCCTTTCGGCAGGTCCGATAAATCGCCCCTTCGTCGGCCTGAGCTTGGCGCGTCTCTCGTGATTCTCGAAGAATCGGTAAATCGTTTTTGCGTTGTCGCCCGAGTCGATCATGACTCGGTCAACGTTGAGGATCGTTCCGTCTCGACGTTCGATTTTCAGATCGAGCACATCCCCAACGAGCTTCTCAAGTCCACCGTAAATCGCTGCCTCAATCCCTCCGCCCTGATGCTTCATCTTCAACGTGATTCGTGCATTCCTTGCTGAGAAGCTGCTGACCGGTTGGTCTGGATAGACTCCGTAGTCGATCACGTGACCAGTGAAATTCATCGACCATCCGCAGATCATCCAGAACAGAACACGCTCTTGAACGTCCACGAAGCACGTCACCTTCTCCACGAAGTCAGGAGCAACGCCACGATCGACGTCAATCACCTTCGCCATAATGACCTTCTCGGTCAGCTTCTGGCGGTCGCTCTGCGATTGGATGATTGGCTCATTCTGGAACTCGCTGTTGAATTCCACGTCGCCAAGTTCGTACAGTTTGTCGTAAGCGTACTGAATCGCCGACAGTTGGCCCGGCTCGAATCGTTCCGGCCAACTGGGATCACCTCCCGCATCCATGGCAGTTTGGTTTTGTCGATAGTGCTCCGTCGCTTCGTCGGTCTCTTGGTCGGCCCGGAGGCAACGCTCACGAATTTCGCGGTACTTGTCCCACAGCGTCACCGCAGTTGGCCAGGTCGTCATGAGCTTGTAACGCTCACCACGCCACGTCGGGTGTTTGTCTCGGTTCAGGAATCGCTCTGACAGGTCGTTTGTACAAATCACCGTGCAAAGCATGATCGTCGCCGCTGGCTTGTCAGGAGGAGCCAAGCCGCCGACGTCGCCGAGGATCACACTTTCGCGGAAGTCGGTCTGAAGTTTGTGGCGCGCTGACTGCTTGGTCTGAGGATCGTCCAGAATCACCAGAGTTGGCCTTGCGGCGCTTCCGTCCGGAAGCGTGACGTTTCGTCCTCGGATGTGTCCCGACAGCGAGGCGACGTCAATGATGCACCCGCTAGCGGCACTGCCCGCGATATCCGGGAACTGAACGAACGACTTGGACCAGACAACGTTGGTTGGTCGGCCCCGATAGGTTTGGCCTCGGGCTCGTTGTGCAACTCCTTCCAGTTTCGAGATTGGATACAGGACCTCGGGGAAGTCGGCTTCCAGCAACGGGCTGGAAGTCAACAGGGCTTTAATGGCTTGGATCGACTTCGCGGAATCAACACCGGTCGCACAGACGAGCAGCACGTATTTATGCTTTCCCGTCAACGCTGCCCACAGGCACGCGGCTCGAACGAGGCTTGTCTTGCCGTACGATCTGGGCATCGCCAGCGCGAACTTATCCCCCTTCGTAACAGTTCGTTCAAGCTTCTCGATAATCCGCAAATGGATCGCAGAGAAACTCAGGTAGAACAGCCTGGGGAAGTAGGTATTGCAGAACGCTAACAGCGATTCCACCGCCGTAGCCCGACGTTCTGGATCGGCGACCGGAGGTATCTCTCCCACCTCTCGCTTGGCCGATGCGTTGCGCCGCTGTCGTTCAGCTTCCGCCAACCGTTTCCGGTCGTACGCGGTCGCGGCGCGACTGTGGCTCTCAACGAAACCGGTCAAACCGAACATGCTGCTCCATCTATTTCCCGGCCAAATCGTGCAACAACTTCACGGCCTTGATTGATTCTCCGAACTCCCCGGCGGCCAACGCTTGGCGATGCAGTTCCATCAAGGCCAGAACGGCGAACCCGTGAACGAACTCAGCCGGCACTGTTCCCGCTTCGGTAACTTTTCTCGCTGCGATCGCGCAGACTTGAGCCGCAGTTGATTCTTCGATCGCAAATTCATCGCACAGTTGGCGAATCGTTTCGGCTTCAGAGTTCCCGTTGACGATCAGAACGATTGCACTTTCAACTTCCTCCGATCGCTGCGGGTGCGGCAACTCACTCAACTCTTTTTTCATTCCGATGTATTTTCCAGGTTGGAACTTGCGTCGACGCAGAACAAAACATTTTTGGCAACCAAGTATGTGTGTAAACGCGAC